GTCGTCGCCATTAGCGCGATCCTTTCAGCGCGGCGAGCGCGGCGCGCAAGTCCGCGATCTCGGCGTCGTGCTGTTGCCAGCCGACGATCAGGTCGGCGACGAATTTCGAGTAATCGGTCATCCAGGGCCGCGCGAGCTGGCCCGTCTCCGTGCGCGCGTCGGTGCCCGCGGTGACGGCGCGCGGGAAGACGGCGTGCGCTTCCTGGGCGAACACGCCGCGATCGGGGCGCCCGTCGGCTTTCCACGCGAAGTCATGCACCACGAGCGCGCGGAGCGCGCGGACATCGGTCGCGCGGCCGGCGTCGTCTTTCAACCGCGCGTCGGAGGTCGCGTTGTAGGCGACGCCGGCGCCGCTATGCTGGATCCCGCCAATGTAGGCGTTGGTGTTGTTGAAACAGGCGTACAGATGCTGGTTCTGCGCGGCCGTCCGATCGACGGCGGTGATACAGATGTGCGTGTCGTCGCCTTGCACACAGAGATTGCCCGGCCCGACGTTGGCCGCGGCGGTCATGAGTTGCTCGCCGGTAAAGGCGTTGCCGCCGGCTAGTTTCGCGGTGCCGGTGCCGCTCGCCGCTTGGACGAAGGCGGTCGTCGCCAGCTGCGTCGTATTCGTGCCGGCGGTCGCGGTCGGCGCGGTCGGCGTGCCGGTGAGCGCCGGCGAGGCGAGCGGCGCCTTCGCGGCCAGGTCCGCCACGAGGTTCGTCACCTGGCTCTCGGCCAGCACGAGATCGGACCCGACGAGTTTACTGGCGGGAATCGCCCCGGCGAGCATCGGGTTGGTCACTTTGCCGGCGCCGATGGCGAGCGCGAGCGAGCCGGCCGCGTTGGTGACATCCCCGGTATGCGCGGGCTCCTGCGCGGCGGGCAGCGTGCCGACCACATCGGTCGCGAGATTGATCGGGAGGGACGCCTTCCCGGCGAGCGCCCCGGTCAGGCCGGTGATGTCCGCTTGCGGGATACTGGCGACGGTCGTCGGTGTCGCGATCCCGACGGCCGTCGCGATCTTGAGATAGCCGGACGCGAGCGCGCCGAGATTCACCTCGGCGCTCAGCACGCCGGCGGCGCGACTCGTCCAATAGGCCGCGTCGATCGGCGCCAGGCCGTTGACCGCGGCCGCCAGCGTCCGCAGAAAAATCCGCCCGATCTCCGTGACGCTGCCGGTCACGGTGTCGATAATCGGCGTGAGCGGGACATCCCCGATCGCCATCGCTAGACCGTCCGTCCCGGGGTCGCCTGCACCCAGGCGCCGGGCCCGAGGATGCGCTTGACCGGATCCGTGATCACCACTTCAAAGACGAGCCGATCGATCCGCGCCTGCCCGAGTTGCGTCCAGCGGGTCCGGTCGCCGTAGTGGCCCATCGCGCCGAGCGGCGCCAAGCCGGCACTCTGCCATGTTTTCGCGCCGTCGCGACTGACGAAGAGCTCGATCTGCGGGGCGGCGCCCTGGCCGCTGGTCAGGCCGACGCCGGGCTCGACGCCGAGCTCGAAGGCGTCGATCGACGCGATCGTGTTCTCCGCGCCGAGGTAGGGCGCGCGCCGGCGGGCGCGCAAGACAAAGCCGCCGTCATCGAAGCGATCGAGATCGAGAGCCCACAGGGCGGCACTCGAGCGGTCGCCGACGACATGCCACCGGCCGGTAAAGGCGTGTCCGCGGACGCGCCACACTTGCTCTTTCGCGAGGTGCGTGTTCCACGTCCGCCGGTGATGCCATTGGCGCTCGAGCTCGTCGAGCACGATCGTATCGCCGTCGGAGCCGAGTGACGGCAGGGTCAGGACATAAAAGAGGTGCCCCTGTTGACTGTAGGTGAACCCTTCAGCGTCGGCGACGGTGCGCGCGCCGGCGATCGCGGTTTCGATCGCGTGCGTCGAGATGCGCGTCCCGGTGTAGCCGTCGAGCCGATAGACCGCCAGGCCGCTCGTATTGCTGCGCCCGAGCCACCGCATCGTCGCGAGGCCGAGACTCAGCGAATAGGGCGCCGCGATCCCGATCTGAAAGAGCGAGCCCTTGATCGGCTGAAACGGGTTATCCGCGTCGCCGACATCTTCGTACGCTTCGCTCGTTTCGGAGCCGAAGATCCAGACGCGACTATTGGCGGTGGCCAGCGCGACGATCCCATCGCTGGCGGTCGAGCGGCTCACGAAGTCGAGCGCGTCCCAACTCAGGCCGTTCTCGATCCCGGAGAACCAGAAGCGGATCGATCCTTCTTCGTGACAGACAAAATACCCGTCCATGAACCCGACGAACCGCGGCACGCCGGCGAGCGGGAGCGGGATCGCGGCGCTCAGGACGCCCGTCGCCAGGTTGATCAGTTTCAGCAGCCCGCCGCCACACAGGATCAGCTGGTTGCCGCCGTCGCCGTTGCTGGCGAAGCTCACCGGGCGGCCGTCGTTGGGCAGTTGGCCGATCGCCGTCACGCCCACGACATCACCGCTCGCGGCGTCGAACACGAGCGCACACACCTGATCCCCGAGCACGGTCCAGCCGCGGCCGTCCTGGTAGAAGATCCCGCGACACGGCCCCGCCGTCGGGCCGGTGACGAGCGGCCGCAAGCCCGGCGTCCCGACGAGGTACGCGGCTTTCGCGGCGCCGGCGGTTTCCACCGTCGTCGGATACAGATTGACCGTGATCTCGGCGTCGATCAGGGACGATCGTTCCGCGTTACTGCCGCCGCAGAAGCCGGTAAACAAGGCCATCTAGGGCGCGCCTTCGCGCGGCGCCGCGAGGGGGGCGGCGGGGATCGCCTGTAACAACTGCTGACAGAGCTCGAGCGCGCCGGCGGCGGCGTTCGCGTGGGCGGCGTGCTGTTGCTGTTCGCCCTGGAGCACGCGGACGCGCGCCTCGAGCCAGGCGCGGAGATCCGCCACGGACTCGAGCGCGCCGGCGGGCGTCATGTGGCGGATCCGGGCGGCGGCGCGAGCGCGGCGCGCCGGGCGGCCTCGAGCGGGCGGATCAGGCTGCTACACTCCTGGTCGATGCGGATCGTGCATCTCCTCGGATGGGTGCTCGTGGGCGGCGGCGCGCTCCTCGTGGCCCTTGTGGTCCTGTTACTCGTGCTCGATCTCGTCGTCCCGGCGCGTCCGTGGCGCGGGCGCGAGTAAGTCACGCGGCCCCCTGAGGCGCGAGGCGGGCGCGCAGGTCGGCGAGCTCGGCGTCGTGCTGTTGCCAGCCGACGATCAGGTCGGCGACAAATTTCGAGTAATCGGTCTGCCACGGCCGCGCGAGCGATCCGGCGGCGGTCGTCTCGTCGGTGCCCACGGTGACGGCGCGCGGATAGAGCGCGGCCGCCTCCTGCGCGAAGATCCCGCGGTCGCGCACGCCGTCGGCTTTCCAGGTGAAGTCGTGGACGACCACGGCGCGCAGCGCCGCCAGATCCGACGCGCGCCCGTCGTCGGTTTTGAGCCGCGCGTCCGAGCTCGTGGTGTAGACCACGCTCGTCGGTCCGCTATGTTGAATCCCGCCCGAGAACGTGCCCGCGCTATTAAAACATCCGACCAAGGTCTGATTTTGCGCGGCCGATTGGTCGCTCACGGTGAGGCCGAGATGCGGGGTATCAGCCTGGACGCAGAGCGTCCCCGGCCCGACGTTGGCGGCGGCGGCGATCAGCACTTCGCCCGTCGAGAGGATCGTCAGGCGCTGCGTATTCCCGGCCGTATAGAAGCGGATCGCGGCGCCCGCGCCGGCCCCGGCCGCCTGCACCGAGAGTCCGCCATTCCCACTCGCCGCCAGCAGCGATCCGTCGGCGATGAGCGCGCCGTTAGACGCAAAGCCGCTGCCCTGGCTCTGGACGATCGTCCGCGCAAAGTTGAGGTCATTCCCCAGGACAAATTGCGATCCGCCGGTCGGGTAGGTATTGCGGACCTGCATGCTGAGAAAGCCGGGCGCGTTCCCCGAAATGATATGGGGGCCGAAGCCCGTCACGGTCAGCGCCCCGCCCACCGTCAGATTGCCGGCGATGAACGCATCACCGGGGTTAGACGCGCCGTCGTTCACCGTCACCGGATCCTGATCCCAGATCAGGAACCCGGCCGCGTCGGTCAGGCGGAAGTGGTACGGGAGATTGGGCGTGACATAGATCGGCCCGAACAAGCCGCCCGCCGACGCGACGATCGGGTTGGCGTTCAGGATGGTGCCGGCGGCGTCGCTGGTCGTCGTCTGCGGCGTCGCGGGGGATCCGCTCACCAGGGTATACAGGAGCGCGCCCGGCGCGACGACGCCCAGGTCGGTCACGGCGCGCTGGCGGCCGATCGGCGCGAGGAGATTGGTCGCCATTAGCGGATCGTCCCGGTGCGGTAGTCCCACCGCCAGCCGCGCAAGCCGGGCGCGCCCTGGCCGACGGCGGTCAGCGTCGGGATCCGCAAATTGTTCTTGAAGTACTTCCCGCGCGCCTGGCCGGCGCGGCGCTCGAGGCTCGGCGTGATCGTCGCGTGGAACGGTTCCGCGATCGCTTCCTGCAACGTCAAGGTGAGCGCGAGCTCGCCGCCGGGCGCGAGCGCGATCGTTTGCGTCAGGAGCACCGGGCCGAGCACCGTCCGCGTCATCACGCGGATCGCGGTCGCGCTCAGCGGGATCCCGTCAAAGTAGAGAGTGCCGTTGGGGAGATCGGCCGAGTAGTAGCAATCACTGATCGGCCCGCCGTTGATCGGCGATCGCCCGTTCCACCAATCGGGATCGGTGTGCACGGTGATCGGCGTCCAGCTGCTGCCGAGCGCGAGCGCGGCGCCGTCGATCGCGACGGGCCGGACGGGGAGCATCCAGACGCCGGACGGGCCGATCGTGTGCGGCTGCAGGCCGGGCGTGGTGACGAACGGCGTAAACACCTCGGCGACACTCGCGCCGGCGTCGGCATTCCAGGCGTCGATGATCTGATTGAGCAGCACGCGGCACGTTTCCGCCGCGGCCGGCGGCACCGGCTCGCCCGGCAGGTAGACGTTATGCCCGGCGAGCGCGGTCCCGATGATGGTCGCGACGGGCGTCGGCATGGCCGCGCCGCCTTACCGCTTGGCTTTCGGCGTGGGCCGGGCGGGCCGGCCGGGGAGATCGTGATCGGGGTGCGGGTGGCCCGGTGTGCTGTCGGGGCGCCCGCGGAGCGGGTTCACCTCGTCGACGGGCTCGGCCGCGTCGGGATCTTCCGCGGTCAGGCGCCAGCCGTCGGCCGCCGCGGCCTCGAGTTCCTCCTGCGTGTACACCGCCTTGTTTTCGCCGATGAGCTCGCCGGTGTCGGGGTCGGTGTGCGTGCCGAGGCCGAGGATGTCCTGCTTGCCGCGATACACGAGCCGCGGCGTCGAGGTGTCCGGCGCGGTGCGGCCGTCGGGGCGCGCGTCGCTGCGTTCTGCTGCCGTCATGGGGGCGATCCTTGTCCGTGAAACGGCGACGGCGCGGCGCCTCGAGGCGCCCCGCCGCCGCGTGTGTAAACGTCGCGCTAGACGGCGCCGCGCGCCAGGCTATAGACGGAGACGGCCTCCTGGCCGGGGAGCACGTTCGTCGCCACAAACAACAGCTCTTGGAACGACTGGAACGGGACAACCATCGTCCCGATGAGGGTCAGGCCGGTGTTGGTGGTCAACGTGATCGAGCCGGCCGCCGCGCTGGTGTTCCGGAGAATCGTCCGGAACGACGTACCGATCTGGCAGCCGTTGATCCCGGCGATGATCTGCGCGGCCGTCGGCAGCACGTCGGCTTTCGCCGCGCTCAGCGCGTCGCGGTTGAGCAAGCCGCTCAGGATTTCGGCGACGGTGTAGGTCGCGTTGCCGGCGTTGGCCTCGGGCGTCGGCGTGACGGTCGGATAGTTGAGCGTCGAGGTGCGCGGATAGTTCGCGCTCGGGCTGAAGGACGGAATAGGCATGGTTCAGGCTCCGAGCAGTCGCACCGCGGCGACCGCGTTCCACAGTTCACCCATGCCGAAGGGACAATCAAACCGGCATCGGTACTTCATCTCGTCGTTGGTGAATTGCTGCGTGTAGACGACGGCGAGGCCCGTCGTCGGGTCGCGGCGCTGCGCGGTCTTGATGTCGCCGCCGGACGGCGGCACCTTGAGCTTCACGCCCACGAGCGCGAAAGCGTCTTTCCCCAGAAACAGATTTTGCACGCCGCTCTTGCCGTTGGGCGTTGCGGTGCCGGGGAACAACGTCAACGTCGCGCCGACGAGCGGCAGCGCGTCGACGTTCTGATACGGCGAGCCGGGGCCGTAGAGCGGGGGCGTAAAGATGAGCGTCGCCAGGCCGCCGGCGCCGGTCGTCGGGACGAGGATCGTCATCTCGCGGAGCTTGAGCCCGCCGGTGCCGGGGCGCCGGCTCGTGAGGTTGACCTCGTTCATCGCGGAGACGTTGAACACGTCGCCCTTCTTGAACGTGTCGCCGTTGGTGCACGCGACGGTGATCGAGGTGATCCCGGCCGCGCCGCCGTTGGGCGTGGGGCCCGGCACGACGGGCATGGTCGGCGCGACGGCGACGGTCACGGCGCCGGCCC